ATATAGATTTACTTGGAAACTCAATGAATACATTCTTAGGTACGAATGTATTACCTGATTTACTTTCAATTGGAAAAATATACATTTATGTAGATGCACCTGTTATAAAAGACAAATCTTTACTTGGTGCGATTGGTAAAAGACCCTATATTTATACATATCCGGCTGAAAATGTACTTAGTTGGACCCAAGGATCATCTGATGATCCTAAAGAATTTACCTCGGTAATACTTGTTGACAGAACTTTTGAAATGGATGAAGAACTTTTTGTACCCAAAGGCTTCGTAGAAAGATATCGGCACCTTTATCTTAAGGATGGTAAAGTTAATGTGCAATTTTATAAGCCAGTAGTATCTGGAGATTCAGCGGCATCTGATCAAATTAGATTAACACCAGTTATTGTCTCAGTATCAACATTGGAAAAAGATGGTTCACCGGTAGTATTAGATATATCTGAGATTCCTTTGGTTCCTTGTGTATTAACAGACTCTTTGTTAACGGATATTGCGGATTATCAAATTGCATTACTTAATTTGAGTTCTTCAGATATGGCATACTTAATCAAGAGTAATACGGTAATATACACAGAGCAATTTGATGCAAAATTAGAAGCAATGTATAAGAGAATGTCTGATCCTGATGGTAAAGGTGAATCAAATGAAGCACAGCAAGCAAAAGACAAGACATTAAAGATAGGGCATGGTAAAGGTAGAGGTTATCCCGTCGGCACCGACAGACCCGGATTTATTAATCCAAGTTCTGACCCTGTTAAGATTAGTATGGATAAGCAAAATCAATTAATAGACGAAATTGATAGATTAATTGATATAAAACTTGAGAGTTTAGCCATAACTGGAGAAGCTAAGAAATTTGACAAACAGGGACTGGAAGCAGGATTAAGTTATATTGGATTGATTCTTGAACAAACAGATCGTAAAATCGCAAAATTTTATGCAATGTACGAAGGAAATAAAGAAATTGCAAATGTAAGTTATCCTACGGATTATTCATTAAGAACGGATTCTGATCGTAAGGTTGAAGCAAAAGCTACAGCAGATTTAAAAGATAAAGTACCTTCAAAGACTTATCAGAAAGAAATCTCTAAACAAGTTGCGCATATTTTGCTTTCACATAAATTATCTACAGAAAAAATGGAAAAGATTGATAAAGAAATTGAAGCAGCTAACTATTTAACGTCTGATATTAAATCATTAGCAGAAGCAAAAGAAGCGGGATTTGTAACTGTAGGCACAGCTTCTGTTGCTGCTGGTTTTGCTGAAGGTGAGGCTGAAAAAGCTAAGGTTGAAAGAGCAGAAGAGTTAGCATTAATTCAGGCTGCACAAACTACTAACAATGCTGTTAGAGGCGTAACTGACCCTAATAATGATCAAGCGAAACAAGATAAGAAGGGCAAAGAACAAAGAGGCCCTGGTAAAGAGGAAAAGGAAATAATTAATGCCTAATTATGCTACCATACCACAAGCACAAGTATATTTTGATGGCCGTTTAAATACCGAAGGGTGGGACACATCATCCTCTGTTGATAAGTTAAAAGCATTGACAATGGCAACACGAACAATTGATTCTTTGAACTACATCGGTATAAAACATATAGATGATGAAACTCAGGAGAATCAATTTCCTCGTGGGGATGATACGGTGGTGCCACAGGATATTATTAATGCTTGTGCTGAAATAGCTCTTGCTTATTTAAATGAATTTGATATTGAAGAGGAACTTTCAAATTTACGTGTAACTTCAGAGCGTTACGCATCAATCGGAGTCAGTTATGATCCGAGAATACAATCAGAATACTTACTTGCAGGAGTGCCAAGTAAAGTGGCTTGGGATTACCTCAAGCCGTACTTGCGCGACCCAAGAAACATTGGGTTAAGAAAAGTGTAGCCGACTAGCGGCGAAAGGAGCTAGGAAGATATGAGTCAAGATTGGAAGCATTACACACACGGCAAAATTAAGATTCAATTAACCATTTGTGCTACACCTGAGGAAGAAGCAGCAGCAGCAGCAAAAGCGGCTGAAGAAGCTGCAAAGAAAGCTGCTGAAGGTCATTTTTCTCAAGAACAGGTGAATAAGTTCCTGGCGGATGAAAAGAGAAAATGGCAAAGTCAACAGCAGAAAACAATAACCGAACTTACTGAGATTAAGAATCGTCTTACTACTTCTGATGAAGAAAAACAACAACTTACTTCTAAAATTACTGAAATGGAAACTCAGCTTTTATCTAAAGAAGAGATTGCTGAACGTGAAAAGAAGAAACTTGAAGCTGAGAGTAAGACAAAAATTGATGCACTTACAACTGAGAGGGATGGATTTAAAAATCAATATGCAAATTACCGAGTTGAAAATGAAATTACATTAGAAGCTGTGAAACAGGAGGCATTTAGTCCGAAGCAAGTTGTTGCACTACTCCGGGGAGATACCCGTCTTATCCCGGCTGTAGGTGAAGATAAGAAGCCAACGGGGGAATTGATTCCAATGGTTGTTGTAAAAACGGTAAAAGAAGGAAAGCCTATTACTCTTGAGCTTTCCATTTTTGATGCCGTTAAGCGCATGAAGGAAACGCCTGATGAGTATGGTAATCTGTTCAAAAGTACCATGGCAGGCGGCGTCGGGGGAACCAATGTGGGTTCAGGTGGTAGCGGCGGCTTAGACCCCGAGAGCATGAAAGACCCCGCCAGTTACCGAAAGAACCGTGAAAAACTTGGAATTGTGAAGCAAACATAAAGATTGGAGAACAAAAGATGGACTTTTTAACGTTCATTAAGATTCAGTTGACGATCTGTGCAAATAGCATTGATTCGTTCATTCCTGAATTGTGGGCGAATGAAGGCTTGCTCCAGGTTGAAAACAACATGGTCGCAGGTGCTCTCATTTATCGTGATTTTTCAAATGAAATTGCAAGTTTTGGTGATGTAGTGAATACCAGGAAGCCTGCTGATTTTACCGCGGCGCGTAAAGACGTTGGAGACGACATCACGCTTCAGGATGCGTCTGCTCCGAATACGCCCGTAACGTTGAATCAACTTGCGCACACTTCATTCATTATTCGGGATGCTGAAATGAGCAAGAGCTTCAAAGACTTGGTGCAGGAGTTCCTGGTTCCTGCCGGAAGAAGTCTTGCGCAGATGATCGATCAGATCGTTACTGCTCAGACTTATCAGTTTCTTGCAAACATGAGCGGTAAACTTGGTACTACTCCTACGAAATCGACCATTCTCCAGACTCGTCAAAAGCTGAATGATTTGAAAGCACCTTTCCAGGGCCGTCGCACGTGGCTCACTTCCAAGACTGAAACTGATCTTCTCTCCATTGATGCGTTTACCGAGGCTGATAAGGTGGGCGATGCTGGAACGGCCTTACGGGAAGCTTCTCTTGGAAGGAAGTTAGGTTTCGATCATTACATGGATCAGAATGAGCCTGCGGTTCTTGACCCTGTTGATTTTATTTCTCCTCTTGGTCAGATCAATAACGCTGGTGGTTATGCCGCTGGATCGACCGTTCTTACGGTTGATACCTTTGCGGTTGCTGTGACCGCTGGTGTTTGGTTGAAGATTGCTGGTGATGATCGTCCTCGTCGTGTAACTGCCTCAGTTGGTGCTCCTGCTACTTCTCTTACCGTTACGCCTCCGCTTGATTTTGCTGTCGCTGACAATGCTTCTATTACCGTTTATGAAGAGGGTGCGGTCAATAATGTTGGTGGTTACGCTGTTGACTACCTCAAATTCATTGCGATTGATGGCTTTGTAATCATGCCGAAGGTTGGTCAAGGCATTAGCTTCCTGAATGGTGGTCCGGTCTACTCTGTTATTCAGGTTACTGCTACAACTATTCTCCTTGATCGTCCTCTTGAAGCCGCAATTGCTGATAACCAGGCTGTTTTCATCACTCCTTCTGGTCAATTTAATCTTGGTTTTATCAAAAACGCGATTTCGCTCGTGACTCGGCCTTTGGCTGCTCCGATGCCGAATGCTGGCGCACGTGCCGCAGTCGTAAACTACAACAATCTTTCTTTGAGGTTTGTCTTGGCTTATGATCCCATTAAGCAGGGACATATTGCTACTCTTGATCTTCTCTTTGGCATTAAGGTACTTGATGCTAACCTTGGCGTGGTAATGCTTGGTTAAGGATAATTTTTAGGTGACGAAACTTGCGTTTGTCGGTAGGGTAATTACAAGACTAAGACGCCGTTATGGCGTTCCAATGGACTTGTATTACCCTACCGCCAACGCATTTAATGCCCAAACAGGTGGAATTACAAGAGCATATAACGTCATAAATATAAACAAGGTACTGATTCTTCCCACTGATTTATTGAGAGATTTTGAATATGATATTGCGTTTTTAGCGGCAAATAAGAATTTTACCTTTGGTGGATTCTTTGATAAAGATAAAGTAGTTGTAGCAGTTAAACATAGAGATTTAATGGGTCATATACCGGTGGAACTTGAAGACCACATGATTTATTTAAATAAAAAATGGCAAGTTAAAAAAGTACAAGAATATGCTGATTTACAATGTTTCGTTATAGAAATGCAAGCTCTTGTGGGAATACAATACACACAAATTTTTAATCTAATGTCGGATACCCTTTTAACCTTTACAGGTGCTGGTACACCATGATAAATGATAAATGGCAGAGATACATAGCTGCGTCAATTAATAATCATTTTATGGTTCAATTGGGATTACTTGATCCGACTATTGAAGTATTTATTGAAGGTCAACATCGAACAAATGTAAAGAGTACAAAAATTGTAGAAATTCGATTTGATGGTCCATATTGGCAGGAACAGACTCGAAATGATTTTTATGGATTAGTTGAGATTAATAATCTGTCACAATGGAAAATGGATGATACTGATAATTATACTATTTGGGACATGATTGGTAAAGTTTCTAGAGTAATGACAATGTGTATTCCAGTTTTTAATTATGAAAATCCTGCTATACCATTGATACAGATTGGTACACTTCAAAGATTAGATAAAAAAGATGATGTTCAAGTTCATTATTTTGGCCAAATTGATACTATAGATAAGATTCAACAAGCTACTTGTGAAGCACATTACTTCATCGAATTAACCGGGATTTAAGGAGTAAAAAGAATGGCAAAGATCGACCTTAAGAATACAACCATTCGGCTTCAAGATGGTGATTCTCCTACGCCTAACGAACTTGAGATTAAGATTGGTGAAGGTAATCTCACGTATTCTGAAAAGAAAACAATGGAATACAACCTTGACCGAGGGTTGTTAGACATTGTTCGTGAAGGCGATCAGGTGCCGATGGATGTTTCTTTTGATTTCGTTTGGGAATTCCTTAAAGCTGACTCCTTAGTTGTTCCTACGATTGAAGAATTTATGAAGAGAAGTGGACCTGCTGCTGCTTTTGTTTCTACTACTACCGATCAATGTCAACCTTATAGTGTTGATATTATTGTTGAACAAGATCCTCCCTGCGGCGGTGAGAAGCGTGAAATTATTACACTTCCTGATTTTCGTTACGAAGAACTTAATCATGATACCAGGGCGGGAACCGTGGCTGTCACTGGAAAATGCAACGCCACTCAGGCGACGATTATCCGTGCGGTCCAAACCACGTAATTTAAGTGAGAGCATTTTGCTCTCACTAAGATTCAAAAGGAAAAAGCCCATGAAGTTGCACGGTAAGGCACTAAGTAAACTAAATAATCAGATAATTATTATTCCACGTACTGATGGTGATATAATTTTTAAGGCGGCTGCGGTTCTGGATATGACTGCTTTTGAACAGTTATGTCCAGAACCAAAGCCACCAATGATTCTGCGAAGAGGAGAAACAGTTGCATCTGCGGATTTAAGTGATGCTAAATATAAAGAGGCTGCGGATAAAAGAAATAGATTATACGGACTGTATATGATTATTAAATCATTGTCTGCAACTGAAGGTCTTGAATGGGAAACTATTAAAATGGATGATCCTACTACTTGGGAAAACTTAGATAAAGAATTGATTGACTCTGGTCTTACTACTATGGAAAAAGCACAAATTTTTCAAGGTGCGATGCGTGCCAACAGCTTAGATATGGCCTACATTGACGAGGCACGAAAACGTTTTTTCGATACGGAGCGGCAGAAAGCCCAGCCCCAATAATACCAAAAGGAAGAACTTTTGAGTATTGGGTTTGGCGTGCGTGCGAGAGACTTGGAATTCTGCCGCCGGATGTAGAAAAAAATTGGGATGCTTGTGATTCTGATGTAAAAGCACTTCTTTTAGCTTATGAACAAGGAAGAAGTGAAGAAGATTCAAAAATCTTTAACATGAAATAGGACAACGGTATGGTTCTTAATTTTGATATAAAACCATTTAAAATTCCACAGTTTTTGGGCGTTGCGGATGAATTAAAAAGGATACACTATCTAGGTGTGAACAATTGGGTCGCCGTTGTAGCTGTAACTGGCGGCGGTATTCCATGGTCCGGGGAATCTCTCGGATCATTAAGGCCAGTAGTAGATTTTCTTGAGAAAAGAGGGATTATAGGTGCAAGAGAAGTGCTTGAGGATAGGATTGCAGGACGTGTAATACAAACAGTAGATCAATGGAATAGATTTCCAAAAGATTGGAGATTTCATTTAACATCAAGTGGCTCATTGACAGAGGCCCTTAAGAGTCCAGAATTAGGAGCACAAACACAGGAAGGTAATTTTGAATTTAAAACAGATGGCACACGTCGTATCTATACTTTTAATTTTGATATAAGTATTTTTCAATTTAAGATTAATGAAGAACAAGCTAGTATTAGTCATACTTCACCATGGCGTTCTTTTCGTGAGGCTGGTCAAGAGTTTTCGGACAAAGTACGAATTGAATTTGAAAAGTCTGATTTTTTTCAGGCACTTTTCAAATTCAAGAGAGAAGGCGGAAAAGGTACGCGCTTTCCATAGGAATTAGTAGTTATGCCGACGAATGAACGTCTTACTTTAGACGCTAGTGATTTCCTAACGGAAATGCAGAAGGTTATTAACAAATTAAAAGAGTTTAATTTAGAAGCTTTAAGTATTGACAAGGCTTCCAAAAGTTTTGATAAAGACGGTAAATTAATTGGACGGACATTAGAAGTATTAGCAAGTGACGCATCTAAAACTAGAACACAATTTGATGCTCTAGGTAATGTAATTAGCTCAACGATAACTACTAGTGCAGCAGCAGCAAATAAGCTTGCTGCGCAAAAATTTCTACCAGAAATTGATAAAACAGTACTACAAAGTTTTGCGGGATTAGGTAAGGCACTAGAGCAGAGTAAAGTACCTATAGCTGCTTTAAGAAGTGATTTTAATTCAATTGGATTGGCTATTGGTCAGTTGGGCGTTCCTTTAAATAGGGCAATAGAGTTAATTAATAATTTTGGTGTACTTGGAGCGGCTTCAGTACGGCCAGTTACGACTGAAGAAAATAATCTTATAAGGGTATTACAAAGTTTACAGACCGAATTAGATAAAACTAATGCTAAGATAAAGCAACAAGCGACTGAAGCAGCACGTAGTAAAATTGGACAAAGCATTGCAAAATCTGCACAGGCACAATTACTCGGGCCTTTAGTTCGTCCTGAATCTTTGGGAAATCCGGCAGAAGTAAATGCCTTTACAAAAGCACAAGAAAAATTTGCAATTGCTGCCGCAGAATCAAATGCGTCACAAAGAGTATTAAAAGCAGCAATTACAGATTTTACAAACGGATTACCAAATACACGAAAACAACTCAATGATACGGCTGCTGCATTTGTTGAATTACAAAAAGCAGCAGATAATTTAGGTAAATCTGCTCGCGGCGATGTTGCGAAACAATTAGCTGCCGAAGCAGCTATACGACAACAGGCAGCCCAAGATGAGAAAAGAAATTTAGAAAATGGATTAAGAAATTTTGTTTCAGCACAAAATCAAAAGGCAGCACTTGCTAAGAAATTTTTTGCTGAAGAGGCTGCTCAAAGAGCAAAGGCAGCAGCAGCTACACGCTTTGCTGATACTTCAGGAGTCGTAAAACAATTTAGTACATCATTGGGCACTTTACCGACGGCTGCAAAATTAGCTGAAATTAATCAATTAGGTCAGTCATTTAGCAATTTAACAAATAAGATTGCAGCTTCAAACATAAGTTTGGCACGTTCGGGGGAAATATTAAATAATGTATTAAAAGGCAATATCCAGAATTTAAGTGGATTTGAAAATCAAATTCAAAGCGCCGCAATCTCTACACAGAAAGTATCCCAAGGTATATTTAGACGGATTGAGATTGATTCACAGAGAGCAGCCGCACAATTACAATCTGTGGGAACAGAATTAAATAGAATCTTTTCGCGATTTTCTGCTCTTGCACTTAATCAAGTGGCATTTGCTTTCTTTAATGCAATTAGGTCTGGCGTACAAGATGCACAAGATTTTTCTTTAGCATTAGGTGAAATTACTACTCTTACTCAGAGTGCCGGAAAAAGTGAAGAGGATTTTAGTAAGGCAATAATTGGCGTTTCAAACGCCACCGGATTAACGCGTAAAGACGTAGCAGAAGGTCTTTATCAAACATTATCTAACCAGATTGGTGATGCTACAGAGTCAGTAAGATTTTTGGAACAGGCTGGTAAATTTGCAGTTGTATCTCAAACTTCACTTACAGATTCAGTTAATTTATTGTCGTCCGCTCTTAATAGTTTTGGATTAAGTGTTAGTGAGACAAATAGAGTAAGTGGCGTCTTATTTAAAACAATTGACTTAGGACGTTTAAGAGCATCTGATCTTGCAAATACATTTGGTACAGTTGGTGTAATTGCAAACCAAATTGGTGTAACTATTGAAGAAGTAGGCGCAGCACTCTCTGTGCTTACGGTTAATGGTATAACTGCCGCTAATGCACAAACATTCTTACGAAACGTCTTGGTGCAGACAGCCAAACCAACAGTTGAAATGAAGAAGTTAATTAAAGAACTTGGATTTGAATCTGGTGATCAAGCAATTAAAGTTCTTGGTTTTGCTGGATTCTTAAAAGAAATTGAGAAAGCGGCAAAAGGAAGTATTCCAGAACTTTCTGAATTATTCACAAATATACGTTCTTTACAGGGCGCTTTGCCTTTGACTTCAGGTCCAGAGTTTGAAAATGTCTTAGCGCAATTCGGCACGGCAGCACAAGATTTTGAATCAAGTTTTGAAAAAATTCAAAAAAATGTTGGATTCCAATTTAGACAAATACGGACTGATATAAGTAATCAATTAAAAGAAATTACTGATGCTGGTGTTAAATTCAGTGTAGACTTTGTTAAATTCTTTGGGAATTTAAAAGATGCAATATCTGGCGTAGAGAGAGCATTTATTGTATTGTTTTCAACTATCGCAGCCTTTAAAATTGGCGGATTTATAAGTACGTTAACAGGTGGATTAGGTCTATTAAAAGGTCTTGTAAACAGTTTTGCAATTACAAATGCTCGCGCAAATTTTCAAGCATTACAAGCTGGCGCTTCATTTACAAATCTAGCAACACAATTAACAGTTTTACCAAGTCGTTTTGGTGCCGCTGGAAATGCTATAAAAGCATTTGGTGCTGCTTTAGCTGGTTCAACTATTTTAGCTACTGCTGCAACTGCTGGAATTGGATTAGCAATTGGCGCGTTGATTCAATTTAGAGAACAAGTTGCGCGAGAAAAAGAAAAGGCACTTGAAGGAGTTAGAGA